AAAGATAACGGAGACGTAAAGAGATATAAAGAAATTGCAGATGGTCTTTACAAAAAAGCTCAAGATTTACAAATGATCGATAGAGCTGGTGCTTTAAAAGGGAAAATAGTTACTCCTTCCGGAGAATTTAAAGGTAGAGAATACAAAAGAAAGCAAGATGATCTTATTAATGAGATTGTTCGTCAAAAAAGCGAATATCAAAGAGTAAAAGACGGAATTCTTAAACAAGGAGGATTAACACCCCCACCCCCAATTCCCGTTGTTTGTCCTCCAGGAAAAAAATTCGATGCAGCTAAAGGTATTTGTGTTGATGCAGGTGATTCTAATCAAAATGGTGGTACAGGAAGTACACCAAAACCAACACCAACCCCGGTATCCGAGTGTAAGTTCCCAATTAAACTTGGAACTAAATGTAAAGACGTAGCAACACTACAAAATAAAATGATGGAAATACTTCCATCAGTTAAAGAATATCTTCCTACTGTAGGCGGTGCAGATAAAAAATACGGAAAAGGTACAGCTAAAGTTACAAACATTATTTGGTCATATCTTACAGGTAATTCATTAAATCTTACAGGTGATCTTACTAAAGACATGTACGATAGAATCCTGGCTTTAACCGCCAATGATGTAGATCTTAAATGTTATAATCCAACACAAGTTACAGATTCTTTAGATTGGGAAATGTCAATCGAAGATAAAATAGAGGAAAGAGAACAAATTAAAAATGCTCCAGTTCTTTCTTTCGAAGATTTCTATTCAGTTATTGAAGAATCTTACAACTTTGCTAAATTAGACGAACAGGTTTTTGATAGATTGAGAAATGCAGCTCCTGTACCTGAAGTAGGTCCGGCACCAGCACAAACCCCTGTTAGTACAGCAGCATTAATAGACTGTTGTGTTAAAGATTCTATTTCACAGGAAACACTTGCAAATTGTGCAGGAGCAACAGGAGCAACAGGAGCAACAGGAGGTACTGGTGGTACTGGCGGTACAGGAAGTACTGGAGATATTAAATGGAAAGGTTTAAAACCAGTTAATGATGGAGCTTACACATTATACTTTGACGAGAGCTGGGGAGATTGGTGGGGAGATATAGCTAAAGGAGCAGCGATTGCTGGTATAATTGTAGGTGGAGTAGTATTAGCAGTTGGCTCAGGTGGATTAGCTATACCAGGTGTAGCTGCAACAGTCGCAGCAGTTGGTTCTGCTGGTACTGCAATAGGATTAGGAGCAGTTGGAGCAGGAACATTAACAATTGCAGTAGGAGCAATAGGAGGTACGACAATTGCTAAATGGGCGGGAGACGACAGAAAACCAGTTACGGTATTAGTATTTAACGGATACATCGAAAGTGTAGCAGTTAAGGCAATGGCTAGAGGATTATACAACAGCTTAGGAGGTACAGTTTCTTCGCAAGATTTATTAGCAATATATTCTGCATTAATATTATGTAGAGGTACTTACACAGATGGTGGAGACGGTAAAGCAATTTCTGTTTGGCAGAAAGTTAAATCCGATTATTCATCGTTTGGAGGGGGAGATTTAGGAGCAGATATTAGAGACATTACATCTGGAGGTGTTGGTGGATTCTTTAAAGATATAGTAACACCTATGGGTGAACTTCCTGGATTTCCTATGAGCTTTAAAACTAAAGACCCTACGGCTTCTGGAGGTCCTACTACATTTGAAAGCGCAAAAGATGCTTGTGATGAGGCGATAGCTAAATTAGACGGGAACACTACTAAGATGTCGGAAAACCTTACACATATTACAGAGGAGGATTTAGAAATGCTTTCAGAAGGTATGGATGCAATAACAACAGAAGTTTCTAGCCAATCTGAACAGGGATCAGAGGAATAATAGATATATAATAAAATAAAAAATGGAAAAAAACCTAGATTACGTTTTAATATTAGAGAAATCATCTAAGAATCTTACAACTTCTAAAGAAGGCGGAGATTACTTCTTAGAAGGTGTAGCCGCTATATTTGGCGTAGAGAACTCTAATCATAGAATATATGAGGAGAATGAATATCTTCCTCATCTTGATTATTTGAGAAAAAAGATAGATCAAAATAGATTAGTAGGTGAATTAGATCACCCTAAAGAATTTGATGTTTCTTTAAAAAATATTTCTCATGTTATCACTGAGCTAGACTATGATAAAGAAAGTAGAGCAGTTAAAATCAAGGTTAAACTTCTTGATACACCTGCAGGTAAAATTGCTAAGAGTTTAATCGATGCAGGTATTCCTATTTCTATCTCTTCAAGAGCAGCTGGTAATGTAAAAGAGAATAAAAAAGTTGAAATTAAAAAGATTTTTACTTATGATTTAGTTGCAGATCCTGGATTTGAAAATGCTCAATTAGAAAGAGTATATGAGAGTTTAGGATCACATATGCCTTCTGAATCTGTAAAAGAATCAGTTATTTCTTCTTTAACAAACATAAATGAGAGCTTTGGACTTAGAAAAAATTCTAACACTCAGATATATAGAATAAAAGATACAGAGAAGATCTCTAGACTTTTAAAAGAAAACACAAATAATTCAAAGAACATGGACAATAACTTTGTCACTGCAGAAGAGCTAAACGAATATTCATTAATCCTTAAGAAGGAAATGGAATCCCTTAAAAACGAAATTAAATCGTCTAACCGAGGTAATTCTTCAGTTAGTGAATCTAATGATTCAGTTTTAGAAGAAAGAGTACAAAGACTTGAAAAATACTCCGAATATCTTGCTGAAAATTTAGAGTCTTCTATTAAGCACGGAGATTATCTAGCTGAAAACTTAGAAGGATCTATTTCATACAACAAATACTTAGCTGAAAATTTAGATAAAGCTATTTCTTATGCTAAATACTTAGCTGAGCATGTTGATGGTAATATCTCTTATTCTGAGTATATCGCAGAAAATTTAGATAACAATATTGCTTATAGTAAGTATATCGCAGAAAATTTAGACAAGAACATTTCTTACTCTGAATATCTTGCTGAGAACTTAGATAAGAATATTACTTATTCTGAATACCTAGCAGAAAACTTAGATAGAAACATTTCTTACTCTGAATATCTTGCTGAGAACTTAGATAGAAACATTTCTTACTCCGATTATTTAGCTGAGAACTTAGACAAGAATATTTCTTATGCTGATTATTTAGCTGAGAACTTAGACAAGAATATTTCTTACTCTGACTATTTAGGAGAAAAATTAAACGGAAATATTAACTACTCTGATTATATCGCAGAGAAAGTTAAAAACAATATCGAGTATTCTGAATATTTAGCAGAATCTTTAAACGGAGGAGTTTCTGGAAAAAACCTTACTGCAAAAGTTAATGAATCAATTAACGAAGGTAAAAGAACATCAGGTTTCTCTGGAGACTATAACAACCTTTCTTCAAAAGTTGACCAACTAATTAGTTCGGTTAGCACACAGAAGACTGATCAGATCATAAATGAAAATAAATATTCTTTCCTAAAACTTGTCGATGACAACACTAAGAAAGGATTCTTATCTTTGAACGAGGCCGAAAAACAAAAGGTCGTAAATGCTCTTAACGAGCATAACTATAATTCGGGTACGGATGTAGTTAACATTATGGGATCTGCTTTAACTGAACAAGTTAACTCAGGAACTAAATTCCTTGACATGATGCCAGAAGATTTGGCTCCAGCATGGAACGGTTTAAACGAATCACAGAAAGCATCTATTATTGCTCAAAGTAAATTCTACAAACTTGACACTGCTTACCAAGTAAATCACTTCTGGAAAACAAGAGGACTTTCAGCTCCACAAGCTAACTTAGAACAGCTAAACGAATCTCAAGCATCTAACAACCCTGTAGTTAATGCAGTTAGCAATAGCTATATGCAAAACATCGCAGCAGAGTTAGAGAAAAGATTTAAAAATAAATAATCTATAAAAAAATGGAACTCTTAAATCAAAACGAGATCTACGAAACATGGTCTCCAATCATTGAGAGTAAGACCGGTATGACGGATCGCACAAAGGTAGAATGGTTATCTAAATATTGCCACTTCCACTCATTAAACGAGTCAGCTGGAGCTTACAATACTCTAGGTGGTATGAACGGTATGGGAAGCGTACTTCCTGCAGGTAACTACTCTGGTGGTGCTGCTGGTGCGGGACCTGCTGGTTTCTACTACAACAACACTTACAACGCTGGTCGCCCATACGTTGGTTCTGGTGATAAATTCCCATCATTACTTCCATTGGCTATTCAGGTAGCTGCTAAAACCGTAGGTTTTGACATCGTGCCTGTTATTCCAATGAGTGGTCCTACAGGAGTATTATCTTACTTAGACTACGTATATGCTGGTGGTACTTTAACTGGTACATCAACAGATGCTACTACTAACTACACTGCTAACACACCGGACGTTATTAAAGTCCCAACTTCTATTGCTTCACCAGCAACAGCTTTAGTTGTAGGTACAACTTATTACCTTTACGTTGAAAGCGTATCTGGAGTAAATGCTACTACTAAATTTGTTGGTTACTCTCGTATCGATGGTTTCCCAATATTCCAAGTTACTGCTATGACTTCAGGAGCTTCTATTGCTGCTGTTGTTACTGCTGCTTCTGTTATCGCTACTTCAGTAGGTTCAGGTGTAGTTGGTTACTCTAACGGAAACGCGGTATTAGTTAAAACGTTAGAAGATCACATCCAAGGTTTCTCTGGTGCTGGTCCTGACAACACTAACAACTGGCAAGGTCCTTACGTAGATGGTACTGCAAACTACGATCCTATGTTAAGAGGAGTTGGTGAATCTACTTACTTCAAATCTTTAGGTCTTTCTACGTTCACTAAGTTCGTTGAGGCTGGAACTTTCCAAGTTGCTGCTTCTGTTACTACTGAGCAAATTCAAGATCTTAACAAGCAATTCGGTATCGACGTAGTTTCTATGATCGAGAACGCACTTGTTAACGAGGTTTCTCAAGCTATTAACAAGCACATCTTATCAAGAGGTTTTGCTCTTGGATGGTCTAACCACTCTCAGTTTTACTTAACTGAAAGTACAAACCTTAACCTTAACTTAGTTATTGGTGGTGCTGCTACCTACTCAGTTCCTAACTACGTAGGTAAACAAGGTATTGCTATCACTGGTGGTTCTAAACCAGGTGCAGTAGCTGGTCCAGCTTCAGGTACTTTTGAGAACTTATCAACAGTTCAAAGAAGACTTTACAGCCGTATCTTAGCATCTGCTAACGTAGTAGCTAACAGAGGTCGTAGAGGTCCTGCTAACTTTATCGTTACAAACTCTCAAATTGCGTCTGCATTACAGGACATCAGTCAGTTTACATTCGCTCCGTTTACTAACACGCTTACTCAAAACAACGGTACATTATACCCTGTAGGTTCACTTGCTGGTATGACTGTATATGTTGATCAAAACATGTCATTCGGTGACACTAGAGTATTAGTTGGTAGAAAAGGTGCTGATGACGAGCCAGGTATGAAATTCATGCCTTACATGATGGCAGAATCAATCCAAACAATCTCTGAAGGTACTATGTCTCCTAAGATCGCGGTTAAATCTCGTTACTCTTTAGTTGAGGCTGGTCACTTACCAGAAACAAT